CACATCTTACATATTCTTCTTCTTGTTCTTCTATTGTTAATTCTGTTGCTAATTTAATTTCTTCGCTTGAAGTGTAAACAATAGAAGAACAAGAAGAAGAATATGTAAGATGTGCACTCGATCCGATATATTTTATTGAAACATATTTAACAGTTTTTGATCAAACAAAAGGAGAACAAGGCGAAATAGTTCCATTTAAATTATTTACATTTCAAAAACAATTGGTTCGGGCATATCAAACACACAAACAAAATATTGCAAATAAATATCGTCAAGCAGGGGTTTCGACTACAACATGTGCATATATTGCATGGTATGTTATGTTTAATAAAAACAGAACGGTTGCAATTGTTGCAAATAAATTAGATACTGCTCGTGATGAATTAATGGCTGATGTTGTTGGATTTATCGAATCATGTCCAGAATGGTTGCAAAGGAAGCCAACGGGAAGAGATGCTGCAACACACAAAATATATGATAATGGTTCTGAATTAAAAGCATTTTCATCAAAAGGTCTTCGTGGACCTACACCAACACTTATTTTTTGGGATGAAACAGCATGGACAGAACGTGCAGAACAATTTTGGACTGCAACAAGACCTGCTGTTAATTCAACTGGTGGTCGAACTATTTTTGTTTCAACACCAAATGGTCTTGATCCAGTATTTTATAAAACATTTGAAGATGCACGTATTGGAAAAACAAACTTTAATGCTATTGAATTATGGTGGTATAATGATCCAAGATATAATGAAGAGTTAGAATGGGTTAAAAATAAAGGTAAGGATAATGAAGAAAGAATAAAGGATGAAAATTGGGATGCTAAGAAAAGATTAGAGATGGTTAAAGATGGTTATGAGGCAACATCTCCTTGGTTTGAAGCAATGGTTGTTGATTATAATGGCAATATGAGACAATTGGCACAAGAAATTTTATGTTCGTTTTTAGGTTCAGGTGATAATTTTATTGCACATGAATACATTCAAAGAATTGAACAACATGAACAAAAAGAACCAATTAGAGAAGAATATCTTGATAAAAATATGTGGATTTGGGAAGATAAAATAGATGAAGCAAATTATATTCAAGTTATTGATGCTTCAGCAGGACATGGTGATGATTTTTCAACAGTAAACATTTTTAAGATAATTGAGGAAATAACAACTAAACCAATTACTAAAAATGGTAAAATAAAAATGAAAAAAGTAAAAAGAAAAATTGCCGAACAAGTTGCTGAATATTATGGTAAAGTAAGTCCACAAGTACTTGCTGACATTGCATATAATTATGGTAAAAAATATAATAATGCATATACGGTTATTGATGTGAGTGGTGGTTGGGGTACATATACTGCTGAAAAACTTCTTGAAAATGGATATAATAATATTCACTATTCAGAAGTGAGTAATAAATCATTAGAAAATAGATTATTACCATATGTTAAAACAATTACAAAAACATTACCAAATGGTCTTGCAAGTAAAATTAATTTAGTACCGGGATTTTTTATAGGAAATAACAGACCTAATGTTTTAATTGAAATGGAAAGAGCAATTAGAATGGAAGATGTTATAATTAGATCATCAAGAATGATCAATGAAATGAAAACTTTTGTTGTCGTTGAAGGAAATCGAATGGCTGATCATAAAAGAACTTATCATGATGATTCTTTAATTGGAATGGGTGTTGGTGTTTTTGTATTAAATTTTGATATGAATACATATGCATTTGATAATGAAAAAACAAAAAAGGTGTTAGATGCATTTTTAAAATTAAATAGTGATGAAATTATAGAAAAAAAAGAAATGCCAGTACATAATAAATCACAAGAAACAAGAATACCTGATTATCGTGTATCACGCACCAATCCATATGGTGCAAATTCATGGTTATTTAAAGGTTTGGATAAAAGAAAATAAAAAAAGTATTTAAAATAAAGGATTTTACTAAATTTAATTAGTATTTATAAAAAACTATAAAAAATTATAAAATGGCAAAAAAGAGAGAAACAATATATCAAAAATTAGGTTCTACTTTAAATTTTAATGGTTTTGGTTTTGATGATCCTAAAGAAACCAATAAGAGAAAGATTATAATCAGGGGTGATAGTCCTGAAGATGTAAAAAGAAAAACATTAGAATTACAACAAAAAAAGGCTTTAGAGGAAAAATTCTTTAAAGTAACTGATCATGGTTTTCAAAAAGCTATGCAATATGAGGCTGCACGTCTTCCAGCATATCTTGATTATGAAGGTATGGAATATTATCCTTTAATTGCTTCTGCTCTTGATTTATTGATGGAAGAATCAACAACCATTGGTGAAAACGGAAGAATGTTAAATATTTATTCAAATAATGATCGTATTAGAGAGAATCTTGAAGAACTTTTTTATGATATAATAAATGTTAATACCAACTTGCCATTTTGGATTAGACAATTATGTAAATATGGTGATAATTTTGTTTATTTAGTAGGTCAAAAAAATAAAGGGGTTACATTTGTAAAACAATTGGTTAACTATGAAATGGAGCGTATTGAACGTGTGGAATATGGTAAACCAATGGTTAAATTCAAACAAAGAGAAACTGGTGATGAATTTAATATTTTTGAGATTGCTCATTTTAGAATATTGGGTGATGATAAATATTTACCTTATGGTTCATCTATGCTAAATAAAATTAGACGTGTTTTTCGTCAATTAATTATGGCAGAAGATGCCATGCTTACCTATCGTATCATACGTGCGGGTGAAAAGCGTGTATTTAAAATTGATGTTGGAAATATTGATGAAGATGATATTGAATCTTATATCCATAAAATTGCAACAAGATTTAAAAAACAACAATTAGTTTATCCAAATTCAGGTCAAATTGATTATACCTTTAATATTTTGGGTAATGACGAAGATTTTTTCTTACCTGTTAGAAATGCAAATGTTCAAACAGGAATTGACACATTACCGGGAGCGCAAAATTTAGATCAAATTCAAGATATTGAATATCTTCGTGATAATTTATTTACTGGTCTTGGTATACCAAAACCTTTTTTAGGTTTTCAAGAGGCTGCTGGTGAAGGTAAAAATATGGCACAAATGGATGTCAGATTTGCAAAAAAAATCAATAGAATTCAACAAGCAGCAATTCAAGAATTAAATAAGATTGCAATTATACATTTATTATTGCTTGGGTTTGATAAAAAAGAGATATATGATTTTCAATTGTCATTAACAAACCCATCAACACAACAAGATATATTGAAAGCAGAATTGTGGCAACAAAAATCACAAGTTTATAGTGAACTTACACGTAATGAAGGTGGTATTGCAGCAATGTCACATACAAGGGCTAAGAAATTTGTATTTGGTTGGTCAGATAAAGACATTGTACAGGATTATCTTAATCAAAGAATGGAACGTGCAGTTGCTCAAGAACTTCAGGATTCACCACTTATTATTAAGAAAACTGGTTTATTCAGTGATATTGATAAGAAATATGGTATAGGTGATGTGCCACCAGAAGAAATGCCACAAGGTGGTGGTGAAGAAGGTGGTATGGGTGGTGGCCTTGAAGGTGAAGGTGCGCCTGAAGATTTAGGTAGTATGGGTGGTGGAGAATTCCAAACACCAGCAGACTTACCACCAGTTGAAAGCAAACAAAAAAGAAAGGGTGATAAATTACTTTCAGAAAGAGAATATAAAGAATTTATTGAAAAATTAGTTAATAATAATTCAATAAATGAAAAAATAAAAATTGATGATTCAGAACCTAAAATAATAAATGAAGAATTAAATGAAAAAAGTTCTGAAATGTTAAATAAAACACAAAATTTGGTGAATGAAATTGATTCAATGTTAGAAGATAAAGATACGTTGAATACAGATAAAAATCGTTCAATCAGAACTTATAGTGACAAAAATGATGAAACGGGTGAATTTAATATAGATGATTTAGATGTTGATTAATCTTTTTTCTTTTCGTCTATTTTAACATCTTTTAATAGTGTATATTTTTTAATTCTATGTTTTATTAAATTGCTTCTATATGCATATTCAATTTTAATTGATTTTGAAAATCTTTTTAAAAGTTTCAATATTTCAGAATTTTTAAGGGAAATTTCATTAACGTCTAATTCTTTTGCAAATAATTTTATTACTAAAGTTATTAAAGCAAAACTTTCTTTAATGTAATTGATATTATCTGCAAGTGTATAATCAACAATTTTAATCCAAACTCTTAAATTTTCGGTGCTAATATCTTTAATAAATTCATCAATATCATTGATATTTTCAATTGATGGCTCAATTTTTTTTAATTGATTTTTATAATTTTTTGGTGTATATTTTTGAAGTAATTTCATATCAAACATAAATACTAAAAACTATAACTACTTTTTATTGTAGTATTAGTATTTATTATAAAATATACACATATACTATGGAAAATTTTGGTAAAATCAAAGCAATACAAGCAAAAAAATTTGAGAAAAGTTTTTTGAATGAATCTTCAAATGATATTACTTCTCTTAGTGATTATTTAACCACAATTAGAAATTCACAAAAACTACAAAGAGAATTTGAGATTTATAAATCATTAGAAAAGGCATATATCCCAAAAGAGACTTTAGCAATGAAACATATTGATAGAACAATTGGAAGTGGAAAAGGTATGCTTGTTGAAAGTGAATTAAATAAAATTCAAAAATTTGCAGAAGATATTGAAATTGAACCAGAAAAAGAAAAACTTTATGAATCAATACATACATTATTATATGGTTCTAATCCTGATAAAATTCATGAATCATATGTTACTGTTTTAGAACATATAATGAACAATGAACCAATTAATGAAAGCAATGAAATTAAATACCCTGAAAATGTTGATAGAAACGTTATTCTTGAATTAGCAGTTAAAAAATTTAATGAAAAATATTCATCAATGAATGAGGGTGATAGAAAACTTTTTAAATTATTATTAAAATCTGATGATCAAAAGAAAAAAGAACTTTTTGAATCGTTGAAACAAGAAACTCTTGAATTAACTACTAATGGTGATAATAATGGGTTTGAAGATAAGGTTCATGAAGCCATTGACAAAATATCAAAATTAGAATATGATAAATCAACCGTAGTTGAAAATATCATAAAGCTAAATAATTTTAAAGAATATTTATCTGATTAATTTGTTGTTCTCAATGGGAGACTTAAACTTGTATCTTTAAGATCATTACCAGCTATTTCATTATAATTAATTGGTGGGTCCAAATTTACTTTTTTACCATAGCCAAAATTACCGTTTTTACTTCTTCCAAGTCTATTAAATATTTTTCTGACATAATCTAACCCATCTTCAAGTCTACCATCAGGATATCTTTTTAATAGTGCATCAACAACAGCACCAAAATTATTGGTTGGTTTTACCTTTCCTGCACCTGCAAAATACAATATGAGTGCTGATGCAGTTAAATTATTATGTTTATTAGCATTATCTCTTAAAAATGCTGCTTGTGCCTTTATCATAATATCAGGATTATCAACAACATTTTGATATAAGTTTCTTTTGTTATTCAACGCAAAATTTGCTTGGTCTTCATTTGAAATTGACCTATTAGTATCTTCTCCACGAATAACATTAAACGTTTTTTCATCATCATATCCTTCTGTAGTTGGAAACGTGTTCTTTAATATTTTGTTTATTTCATTATCATTAAAAACACCAAATTTATTTTTGATGATATCATCTTGAATTGTTGGGACTGTAAATTGTGTTAATCCCATTGCTGTTGATGTTGATGCATATGCAAAAACCCTATAAGAACTTTCTTCATATGCTTGTGCTGCCAAAACATTTGGATCAATGTTAAATTCTTTTCCATATAATTCAAACCAGTATATTAATGCATTTGCATATTGAAGACCTGTAGTTATTTTATTATTATTAAAAATAATATTTGAATTAACAATTTCATTTTTTCTTATTGGTCCATCAACCATATTCCATTTCATTGATCCACTAATAACACTTGTTTTAGTGCAAATATTAATAATAAAATTTCTACCTTCAGTTGTAATTGTTTTATTTCCCATTTTATGTTATATTAATTTTTAATTCATTCATTCCAATATAAGCAATTGCTTCTTGTGATAAATCTCTATTTGGATTAACTGTTGATCCTTCACGGCTTGATGATGATTTTAATCCTGCTGTTGATGCAAAATCTGTAACATAAGGTACAGGATATTTTAATATTCTAACACCCATAAATGATGTTGTTGCATGATTAGGAATAAATTCATGTTCAACATTTAATATTAAATATGCACCAGAAAACATTGGAATATTTTCTAATTGAAAATATTGTGTTGGTTGTATCATCATATCACCAAGCATTTCAATAGTACATGAATATGATCTTTGTTCAAAAGTATTAAATAAATTCTGACCTTTTGGTACTGGTGTTGAATATGATTTATCTTGTGCAATTTCAGAAAGTATTGCTAAACTTTCATTGGTGTCTTTAAATTCTCTTGTATCTAAATTAATGTTTTTAAATATTGCTTGTTCTTGTTCACCAAATCTAACTCTAAACGCTTTTACTTGATTAAATTGTAAATCTTTTGCACTTTCAAGTTTATTTCTTTGAATGTCTTGTCTTTGTTGTTCATTATTTGTGGTTGATGGGTTGATGTTACTATCTAAACAATCATTTATTTCACTATCATAAAAATCGGGGATATCTTCTTTTTCTTCTAATGAATTAATTCCGTCATTTTCAAAAACACTATCAAAACCAGCAACATTATTTAATTTTGAAGAAACACCACCAACATACATGCAAACAAAGGCGGGTACTTCATCTTGTTCTGCTGTTTCAGATATTTTAAATGAGTTTTCCCAATCTTGTGATTTAAAACTCATAAAATTTTGAAGTGGAAAAAATTCGAAACCATTTAATGATAGTATTCTTGACATAACACTAAAAACACTACTATCATAATCGTTTGCAAAATCAAGTAAAGGTTTTAAATTAATAATTACCTTGTCACCAATATCGTTAAATGCTCTATCAACAAAAACAAATTGATCAATCAAACCACCACTTCTTTGTTGTTCATTAAATGGTGTTTGATTAAATGGAAAACCTATATTTGTATTACCAAGACCTGCCAACCATTTATCTGATATGTTTTTAAAAGAATAATAACATTGTGTTTTTATATCAGTATCTTCTAAAGATGATAACAATTCAAATTCTTGATTTTCTAAAAATTTCTCTCTTGATTTTATTTTGCTTAAACCTTTTCTTATAAAGGCTTTAAAATATTGTTCGTTTGAACCAGATAACACAGGATTCGAATTTGTGTTTGCAAGAGAAATAAATTGTGTTGGATCAGTACCTATAGATTCTTCAGTAATTTCTCCCCTTGTAAGTGTTAATTCTGAATAATTCACTAATGCAACTTGTTCAAATAAGGGACTTAATAAATCATTATAATCGTTTTCAATATTCTCAAGATATGTTTCAACATCCCAATTTGAATTAATACCGCTTTCTAGTAAATTTATGAATGATGTTAATATTGTATTTCCATTTAAATTAATAAATGAAGTATAAAATGATCTTAATTCATTTTTATCACTTTCTGTTAAAAATTGAACATATTGTAATTCTTTATTTAAAATAAAATCATCAACACTTTCTTGACCTGTACTATCTGATCTATAAGCAAGTTCATTTGATTGCAAAAATTGTCTTTTAAATCTAGTAAATAATGGCTCTAATTTATCTTTATATTTTGATTCATAATCTAGTAATCCTGCACTATACAAAATAAATGGGCTTGGTGCGATTATTACCGATGGGATATCTAATAAAACATTATCTTTATATTCAGAAAAAATTGATTTTGAGAAAGTAAATAAAGATGTTATTAAAAATAATTTAACATCATTGGTGATTGTCCCATCATTTAGAAAATTTAATAAAATTTCATCACTTTTAAATAGTGATGATGGTGCATTGGATGAAGCAGTTTTATCTTCATCTTCATATCCGAATATTTGTGCTAACTTTTTAGTCATACTATTTTCAATTGTAATTTCCAATGCTTCAAGATTTTTTGGGTTTCTTTTATCGTTTATTAAATATCTTGTTTTTTTTGAACTTTTAGAATCGGCAAAATCTTTAATTAATTGTACATTTTCTTGTGAAAATTGTATTTTTTGTGAATCATCGTTAGTAAAAAAACTTAAATATTTTTTAAAAAAGCTATTATCTTTTGTTGAATTTAATAATTCACCAACAGCGTTATTTTCATAACTCACTTTTTCACTAATATTACTATTATTTAAAATTTTTAATCCAAAATATTGTGAATTTTTATTTTTTATTATTGGTGTAAATTGTGAATTTCCTTTACCAAATAATATTGATGATTGATTTATAGAATAATTTGAAATACCATTATTTTCTAAATAATCATAAAATAGATTAATATCATCATTAAATATTTCCAATTGTTTTACAATATTATCAATATTATCAGAATTTATTAATGATAGTGCTAAGTTAGATGCTTCTGCTTCTCCACCAAATTTTGCAATAGCATTTTTAAATTCAACGTCATTGCCATTATAAAAAGTTTCTGCGTAAGTATATTGTGAAAAAACATAAAAGCGATCTAAAAGTATTTTTAATATTGAATTTAGTGGTGCTTCTTCACCAGTAACCGTTGTATTCATATTTGCTGGTAAATATGGTGAATCATACGCATTTTCATTACCAAGAACAGAATCATATGGGGTTGATGGTATAAATATTAAATCACCCCTTTCATCTTGTTTTTGTCTAAAGTTTCTTACCAATTCATCATTTCTTATATCAATATATGTTTCAATAAATCTTTCAACTAAATCAACTTCTGGAAAAGGTTCTGGTGTTAAAACACCAATACCTTTTGGTTTACCGGGATATGCTTTTTGTCTTCTTGTAACTTTTCTACAATTTGTTGATGAATCATTTTCTGTTGTCTGTTCAATATATAGAGGAAATGCGTCTATATTTATTTTTCTTTCATTTTGTTCTTCAGGTAAATCAGTTTTATTGTTTAAAATGATAGTTTTATTTGAAGGTTGGTTATGATGATCTTGTGCTTTAACAGATGTTGTTCTTAATGTATTAAAGAAAATATCAACATCATCACAAATTATTTTAAATATATTTCTGACTGTTGGTAACATTTCTAATTCATCTATTGCTAGATTGTTAATAATATCACCAAGTTCTTGTTCAAGTTGTTCAATTTCATTTACAATGTTTTCAACATAATATTTAAATGCTTTTTGATAAAAAACCGTTGCATCAATGACTGCATAATATGTTTTTCTCCAAGTATCATTATTTATTTGTTCCAATAAATATCTTGGTTCACTAAAATTATATATTGCATTATTAACATCAGTACTTCCTGTATCAAGTAAAACAATATCAAGTTCATTTAAAACTGATTGTGGATAGTCTTTTAATAATGTAACTCTATAATTATTTAATATATTTTGTGCTTTTTTAAATTTTTTTTCATCAAAATTATTTTGAGAAGGATTATTTGCTGGAACATTATGAGAATTTAATTTAATTCCTAAATATATTTTATTTAATGAATTTAAATTAACTCCATTTCCTTCAGCATTTCTTAATGTTTCTTGATATCGTTTTATTGATGGAATTGTTTTAAGTGAATATCCGAATTTGTCTGCATTAAATAGTTTTTCTTCTTCACTATCTTCTTTAATTAATAATGCGGTATTTTCGTCATTATATTCTTCATCATCTAATTTACTTGCAAATCCTCTACCAAACTCATTTAATAAATTATTTAACTGTTGATATTCTTTTTCTTTTTGTTCAAGTTCTTTTTTTTCTGGTGAGTCTTGAAGAACTCTTTCAATTTTTTGATATAATGTTTCAATGTTTAATAAAAGATTATGTAAACCATTTGGTCTTATTTTTCGATCAGAAGTTTCAGCATTACCTCTTGGTTCTGCATTTGCTTCTGGTGCAGGTGCTCCTTCGGTATCTCTTTTAATTAAAGGAAACATTTCAGCATATTTAAACAGCACATCAGTAAGTGGGGCGAATGTACGTGCAATAAATTCTGCTGTAGTATAATAGTTACCTGTTTCACTTTCAAATTTTGTGTTTTGACGCACTAAATGAAGTTGATAAGTTAATGCTTTACCATAATAACCCTTTACTGTTAGTTGAAAAAGTGGTGGTGGGAAATCATGTAAAACAGCATATGGTGAATCTTTACCTAAATTAAAAAAGGCCAAACCACGAATATCTACAAAATCAATAGTTACAACAGGAACAAAACTTGAATTAGTTGTGATATTAATTTTTGTAATACCAAACCCTTCATCAACCGATTGTGTTCCTGATGTATTTCTATCCCATTGAGTTGTAAATTGTGATGTTTGTCTATCTGGACCTAGCATATTAACAACCAAATCACTATCAATAGTTTTTCTAACATCAAAATTTCCACCACCTTTTGAAATAATTATTGTTCTACCTCTTCTTTGAGCAATTAATTCGGCAAAAATAAACATTTTTTCATATTCAGGTGTGCCATATGCAAATGAGTTTTCATTTACAACATCATTAGGATCAATTAATTGAACTGCCATATTTTTTTTTTATAATTTAATATAAATACTCAATATCTAAAAACCCTTTTTGAACTTAAAAAAACTATTTATATAAAACAAAAATAAAATGATAATTACAAATTTAATGCTAATTTTATTACAATCCAAAATTTCAACAGAACATTTAAATGATGCTGTTAAAAGTGGTAATGTTAATGAAGTCCTTATATGGATTGTGGGTGTATTATTTGTAATCTTAGTTAGTGTATCTGGATTACTTTGGGGTGTATATCAAAAAAAACAAAAACAACTTGAAAATAGCAAGGATGAATATGCTAACAAAGTTGATGAAATGAGTAGAAGCTATAACAATAAAATTGATGATATAAATCGTGAATTTGGGAAAAAAATTGACGATTTATATCATCAATTTTATTGTTATAGCTTCTACTCATTTCATCAACTTTGTTAGCATATTCATCC